CCACAGCACCAGCCTTTAACATTTCATCTGCCTTGCTATCAAACGCTTTCCAAAGCCGCCCACGAACCGAGCCGCCCCTGTGCTCAGGCTCTACCCACCACAGCAGCTCATGCAACTCAGTCACATTGGGCGACCAAACATTCTTTTGCTTGACCGCAATAATGGCCCCCTTCATGTGCTTGTCAATAAAGATAAAACCACGCCCAACAATAATGCTGAACAACAACTGCTCAACATACTTAGCGTCATGGTTCTCTGTCTTGCCAAGCGTCTTAACTGGGTTTTCAAAAGCATACGCCTCCACAATCTCCAGCAATCTGGGTATGTCGTATCTTGTTGCTAATCTCATTGACCGCCTGTAGAACTTGAATCCATTGTTGTAGTCGTTTCACTTGCCTGCGTCTGCGTCTGCGGAGGTGAGCCAAAGTCAAAATAAGTGTTTGAGATTTCAGCAACCCGATTCATCGATGTATCTGCGGCATAAAGGGATTGCCAACTGTTTTGATTTGTCCGAACCCCTGACAACCTATTTTCCAAAATCCTACGCATTGACGAGCAGGCAATAGAGCAAGTCGCCACCCGTGTTCTGGCCTCAGTATTAAAATCCTCAGTAATCGAGACGCTACTAATAAGCCCTTGATAGCGTTTAAAGAACTGCTGACTAGGTGAGGTCAGGATTTGATTGTTTGAGTCAAAGAAACCACGCCAGATTTCCACCACCGAGCCTTTGATCTCGCTGCCCAAAATGATGCCAATGTTGGTTGGGTCAATGCCCGTCAACTGAATGGTCATGTCGTCTGAGGTCGCTTTAATGTCTCGCTGGACATCGCCCACCATCAGCAAAGCGCCAAGGTTAGAGAAGGTTATCCCGTCAACAGTTATCGGGGCGGCAGCGTTGCAGAATGTGTAAACAGTAAGCGCCGTGCCTACGGTCAGCCGAACAAACTCGGCATGGTTTATCTGTGCGCCTGTAACGGCATTTATGGTGGTCATGTGATGTATTCCCTAAACACGAATGGCGCATCCCATTGAACAAAAGCGCCGTCAGTCATTGGGTTAAGCGTATAGGTCGGGCAAGCCTCTGCAACGACCGTAAAAGTACATTGATTGCCAATGTAAACAGTTGTACCCGATGCTGGTGTGCCAATCAAAGGTCGGTGGATGCCCACAGAAGCCCCCGCCGAGTCAGCAGTTATCTTGTAGGTATATCCGCTTACCATGATGAAATCGCCAGCCTTAAAAGTACCATTCGAGGTCAGCGCAAGCGTTTGCGTATTAGCCGCTGGTGCGCCATTTAGCGTTGCCGCAGTCGCCGTTCCTTGCATCTTGGTGAACCACGATAAATTAGTGCTTGTCATCACAATGGTTTCAGACAACTGACGGTCTTTGTTGTCAATCGCTTGAATGATTGCACGAACTTGCGGATAGTAAAGATAGGCATGGGGCGTGACCGTAAACACCCAAGGCACAGTCGTCAGGTACTGGGCCACCGTGATGTAACCAGACCTTGCTACCTGTTGTCCAACCATGCGGCGATTGTTCACCGTCATGGATTGCTGTATCTCAAAAATGTCTTGGAAGCCACTCATGCTCTGCCCCTGTTCACTGCCAGCGATTTGCCAGCATATTGATTTGCCGCCCACACAGCGTTAGAGCTGCCAAGCAAACGGTCTTCAAAGGATTTTGTATCAATGGCGTTGATGTAATTATTTGTCACCATCGTAGTGCCGCCCATGTTAGACAGTTGGTTATTTGGGATGATCGTTCCAGCCGTTCGAGGCACAAACAACTCAGGCCCACGCTCGCCAACCAAAGACGCCTGACCTACTGGGGGGCTGCCTCCATCTGCAAATGCACCAGCGCCAGCGTTTTGCAGTTCAAACATTGACCCTGCACCCGTGCTGACAGGAAACATTGTCGGGAACAACATTTTAAATATCCCCGTCATTTGCGCTCGCAACTGAATCGAGATCAAATCTTGAATGATGCTACGGGCCAAATCCTTAAACCCTAGTTTGCCAGTTCGCACAAACTTATCAATTGCGCCTTCCATATTGCCCATGACGGATTGGAACGCAGAAGCACCACGCTCTAAATCTGTAGGCATATCTCTAAAGAAACGGGAAGCCGCTTCTCCAAAACCTTCAATCATTGTTCCTTCTTTTGATTTAACAATGGCACTGCGTCTTGCTTGTGCATCTTGAATTGTTCTTTTGTATAAAGCATCTTCTCTTTCAATTGCCGCCAATTTATCATCAGAAGATAATTTGCTATCGTCTGCAATCTTTTTTAAAGCATCTGCTTTTGCCCATATTGCTTTTAATTCGTCCTTTTGTAAATCCAAATCTTCTCTTTTAAGATTAACGCCACGCATCTCAAGAGCAAACATTTCTCTATCTCGGTCTAAATTTTGAATTGACAACCGAGAGGTTTCCTCATAAGTAGCTCTTGCTATTTGTTGGTCATTAACATATTTGCCATAAAATTCTTCATATTCTTGTTCTATTCGCAATTGCTCCATTCCAATTTTCATCAATAAATCTAACCGTTTTTTATCTTCTGGGTTTATTGCTTCAGTTACATTCCTTACTTTTTTCGGTGCGTTCCAACCAGAACCAGCGCCCATGTCAAATTTTCCCATGCCCGTGGGGTCTGGGTTTAATATTTGTTGTCTAAACTCATCTAATTTTCTACGGGCTTCTATTGTTTGCTTGACATACTCATCATTTTTGGCTTCAGCAGTTGCCCAATTTTTACTAATTAAATTATCGGCATAACTGTATATAGCAACAATTTCAGCAACCGTTGATTTAATAACATAAGCAACTTCGGTAGCAACAACGGCTATTGTCTGAAATACTGTTTTAAATATATCGCCAAGCAAGTTTCCCTCGCCCTGCATTTCCTTTAAATACTCAATCGTTGTTTTAAGCACTGGGCCTAACTCAACGGCAAGCACTTGCATAGTGTGTCGAGCGTTCTCGCCAAATACATCGTGCATATCAGCAGCGGCTTGGATTGCCTCCGCTTGCTTGACTGTGACAGTATTAACTTTTGCCATATCTTCGGCAAAGCCAATTGCATCAAGACCTTTAAAACCTTTGCTAAATACCTCCATACCCTTGGCATTGCGGGTAACGGAGTCATCCATCTTGCCTAAGTTCTTAACAACTTTGTTAAGCAATTCTTCTTCGGACAAATTGCCTAAGTCTTTTAAACTTACGCCCAACATTTTTGCGGTTTTCTGGGCTTCCAAAGAACCGCCAGCCGCTTGGTCTATAAACTTGGTAAACGCTGCAAGCATTTTCCCCGCATCATCGGCTTTGCCACCAGAAACCGCTAGGGCGTTGGAAAGTTTTAAAACTGTGCCAATCGCTACATCATTGGCTTTGGCAACATCTGCTAATTCATCGGCGTATTGAAGTGCGGCTGCGCTTGCGGCAACCAAAGCGACTGCGCCCATTTGACTATACTTGGCTGCGGCTTCCCCAAGTTGAGCGAGCTTTTTCCCTGCTGCCTCAATGCCTTTGTTAAATTCACCAGCATCTAAGCCAAGCGTTACGCCCAGTCTTGCTATGTTTGCCATAAATTACCTCGAAAATTTAGACTTATCAAACCCCTGCGCTTGCATCATAAATGCCAATAAATTATCGCTTACAGCCGCTTTTGCATACGCAGGGTCAGGCGGTGGGTATATGTAATCATACGCATTTCCCATAATGTTGACTAGCTTATAAGGGGTAGAGTTTGCCGACCTCATGTAGTTAAACACCCCATTTGTCAGCGTAGCCAGTTGCGTCAAGACCCCATAATTTCCAATCATTCCGTCTGCGTACATTGTCTGGATGCTTGCCATTGTCTCGCCATCCAAGTCGGCTAGAGTTTCCGTTGTATGCCCGTTGAAGATCATGGAGATTTCCACCTGTCTCCTCAACGAGCGAATCAGTTTCCCCGAGCTTCCCTATAGCTTGGGCTAATTACTTCGCCAATTTTCTCTACTATCTGGAGCTGGACAGAAAGGGGAAACTCCTCCTCAATGTCTTTATAAGTCAGGCTTTCTAAAGTAGCCCCCTCTAGCTCTGGAATCAAGAGCTTAAAGAACTCGGTTATTCGAGCCTCTGTGATTGCTTTGTTCTTTGCCGCCTCACGCATCGAGCGCCCGTCTACCAGAATATCATCTTCGGTAAAAACAAACTCCTCTGTTTGCGATTCCTTAAACTGCTCTAGGGGCTTGCTTATCTCAGCGTAGATTCTGTCAACCTCGGCCTGCTCTGGGGCCGTGATCTTTTTGTAAATTGCATCTGACTCTGCAACCAAAGGGATTTGAACCTTGAATGTGTGACCACCCAACTCGAAACTTCTAGTCAGCAATGCTTTGCGCTTTGCTTGGTAGCCTTCTCCAAATGCTGCACTGAACTTTGTCATGTCTTAGCCCTATATTGATTTATGCGCCGCCCTAAGATTTCCCCAAGTCGCATGGCGGTCTGCTGCGCTTGGCTTTCAATTGCTGGTCTTAAATATGAATGTGCAGGGTTTCTCGCAGTCCCAAACTCTTGCGCTACTGCCCTTGCATCAGTCAAAATGCCTTTAGATTCTTTGAGTGACTTTAATTTGCTCTTGTATGCTGCTTTATCGCTTTTAAACAAATCAGCGTTTTCTTTGTAAAACTTATTTTTAGCTCTTTTGGAAAATGATTTTGTGGTAACAAGCGCAATGACCGTATCTTTTTGGCTTACATACTTAGAATTAAAGTCTTTTTTTGTTGGCCTGCGAGCCTCAACTTGCATTGTTATTGATAACTCCCCCGTGTCTTTTGGGGCAAGCGTTTTTGCTACGGCAAGCACTGGCTTCATTGCCTCACGCACTGAAGGGATAAGCACCGAGCTGCGTGCCTTTTTGTCCCCAATGTCATTGGCTAACTCATCAAAAGCGTTCTGCACTTCTTTCAAGCCTTCAATCTTAAAAGAAACACGCATGATTACACCATTCTGATGATTTTGTTATAGATGACTTGATTCAGCTTCAATGCGTACTCAACCACCTCGTCTGGAGTCATTTTGTCTGCGTGCGCTTTTGCTATCTGGTGCGCCAGCGAGACTGCGGTCATGCGTTGCTGCGTAAACCCAAACCAATCCTTGCGGGACTCGGCTTGGGTTACGAGAAAACTCAATAGATCGCTTGTGTCTTTTATTGTAGTGTCCATGCTATTCTTCGGCTTTTGCAGCCGTATAAGGGTTGTACTTTTTCAAATACGATAAAGCAACGCCCTCAATTGTGTCTGGGTCTACCTTTGAATCGGCAACCTCTTTTGCATCGACCTCCAACCCCCGAGCCACAGCGTCTAAAGACTGGTAAGTCGTGCAAAGCACCTTAATGGCTTCGGCTAGCTTCATGTTGATGCTGACCAGCCGTACTGGTTGCCC